ATAAAAGCGACTTGGAACGTTTTGGCCCCTTCAATTAGGCCGACTAATAAGCGAAGATCAAGAAAAACGAAAACTACATGGATTTCACCGGCAATGTTACTGCATCGAAGCCAAGAATAATAGCAGTTCTCGGTGAAGGTATTAAATACTATTCTGTCTAGATAAATGCATAGGCGATTGACTTCATGAAGTACTAGAACAGAAAGGTAATAAACGTACTCTTCGCTATCGGCATGAACCCTGAAGAACGTGAAGAAGTTCTTGCCACTAAGCTTTCCCTGATAGAGAACATAACCTTAGAAGAAGCCCGTTCCCGGGTCGTTCACATGTTCGCCTTTGACGGAAAATCATGGGAAGCTTGCCAACACGCATGTTGGCTCACTGTGGACCAGCTCATCCTTGTAAGCCTCATGACAATGGTTGCCAAGACTAAAGATACAGCAGCATGGCAGGCAATACAGCATACATTGCGTATCGCAGCACTCCCCCTTGGCCGTCTCGTTTTCGGCACCACGGCGATGAACTGGATATGCAGGCTCACAGTGTCCGGCCTGACATTCTCTGGGCACCCTACCCGGACAACGGTCGGAAATAGCTGGCGAATGTAGTACCGGCTTTTGCTCATAATTGACATACTCGCGATAACACGTTACATCATCATTGTCGGGGGTGATGATGTAGTTATAGTCTTCCTCTCGAAAGAGGATCGCGACAGGTTCAAGCAATGCCTACTACAGTTCGCATCACCTAAGCCAGGCCCATAGCAATTCCTTAACTTAGTGATAAAGGAGCTCAAGTTTTTCGAACCAGATACGACACTTACTAACTTCTAGTCTTGCAACTTAACATAAGACAACAGCGGTTTTACTGGCTAGTCAAGAGGTGTCGTAAAGCTCGTCACTAATATTTGGGTTGCTAACAGGCAGGCAGGCATTTCTTAATGGAGCGGAAGATAGCTAGGTATAAGCACGCAATAGCAACAGATCTTGGAGAAATCAAAATATACGGAAGACTCTCCCTAGATTGCTCATGTCATTTAGGACATCGTGCAGATAACTCAAAGGCTGTCTTAGAACTCCTCATACCTTGGTTTCGCCTATACCAAGAAGACAAGAGCCTCTAAGAGAGGCTAAACCGACTAGTAGCGGTCTATTGCACACAAACACTAGTCGTCTGATCTCTCTATACTTCAGAGCGAGTAGGACCACCTAGACGGAGATGAGAAAGAACTCGTGCACTAGGTTATAGGAGAGATCCAGAGCTACTGC